TCAATATATGCTTGGGCTTTGTCTGTTAACTTCACACCCAAGTACTTGTGTTGTCTTTTTCCATCTACTCTTACTGCACAAGACTGGACACCCTTGTCTTGTGTTGCGGCTAAAAATCTACGCTTAAATGATAGATCATTGCCTGGATTTAATCCATGCTTGGTTGCCCATCGCTTGTAGCAAATGAACGCATGATCTTTATCTACTTCACCATCAGCATCATATTCCATGACTTGTTCAATAAACGCACCAATTGGATTGCTCATCTCTTCCATGGTTTCTAATAACTCTTTACCACTCTCTGGTTGAATGAAGTATCCACCACGCTCTAATCTTCTACGCAAGCCAGTCATTGCCCAATTAAAAATACCGGATAACTCTTCCATCAGTTTATTTGACAGTCCGGTGTCTTCCTTGCCGTAAAAACTATTAGTCATCTTGAGCACAACCATACGGCCAGTAAGAGCGTTGGAGTTCTCAGTTAGTTGTAGCACTTCGTTACTATAAATGACAATACGAGTAGGGAGATAACCATTCCAAGACTCTTTGTTTTTGCGGTTGACAGTAATGGTATCGCCCCCCACAATACGAAGGAGCTGAGATACAACGGCAGATCTATTGCGCTCAGGTGCTCTTGCGTCAGTAAAAGAAGCGAGGAGCTTACCCAGCCAAGGCTGCAAACCAAAAGTATCACAGAGTTCCTCCAGTTGTGGTGCTACGGTGTTATGCTGACCAAGTAAGGCTACCAAGATTTTATTGATGGTTCCCTTACCCGATCTGCGTGGGCCGATGATGTTAAAGAACTTCTGCTGGGCGGTATCACCCGACAAAATGTAACCGAAGATTTCTTGCAAGCATTCAATCGATTGCTGATCTTTGCCCCAGACATCATTTAAGAACTTCTCCCATTGTGGGCATTGTGCGGCTGGATCATATGCAAACGGCAATGAGTTCTGTGTATACAAACCCAATGAGTGTGGTAGCAAGATGTTATCTTCTAAATGAAACAGTCCATTTTTTAAACTCACCAACTTACTGGCTTCTGGTCGATTAGAACCATAGCCATCGAGCCAAACTGGTGGGCGTGTATTAGCTTGGTTTTGCAAGTGGACAAGCGCCTTGATACCATCTAACGCACCACTCACGCTGGCTGGGTTTGGGGCGAACGCAACAATATTGCCTTTGCGGTCTTGCTTCTTACACTTGTCTAAAAACTTGTACAACTCCGAGCGAATGGTGGACTCTTCCACTTCGGAATAGTGCGTGCCTTGGTAACTATAAAAATCACCAGAGTAGTGAACCAGCTTGATGCCTTCCTCAGATGAGAATTTGCTATCCAAAAAGGTTTGTGCGTTCTCAAGGGGCGCGGCAGTAAGGATCACATCGCCTTTTGCCAGTGCTTCGTTGCGTTTGTTCTGCGATACCTTGTAAGTCAAACTGCGTAGGGTTGCACCACCACTCTTTTGACTGAATGTTTTCCATTTGTTCTCACATGCGTTGGTGGTGTAACTCTCCACACTACCGTCACCATATGACCAGCGATCCCAAGCTTCGCATGCTTCCAAGTCACCCTGGAATTGGTGATGTAAACACATCCCTACTTGTAACCAATCGGTGTAGTAAGTTGGGTCAAAGTTAGGCAACAACTCGGTTTCAACTCGAGCAATATCCCAGCCATCAACTGGTGGGTTGTAATCTGCAAATGCATCGCCAGTGATCCGAACTGTACGCTCTGGAATTAAGTGTGCAATGCTTTGCAACTCGGTTGGTACATCACCGCTAATCTTGTGGCCAGTAACAGTAAAGTACCGACCTTTGGGGTAAATCTCTAAGCCTTTATCGTGGTCAACATGAGCCCCTTGGATATCAGCTAGTGTAAATATCTTTACACCAGTTCCCGAGGGACTAACTTCCATGTAGCCACTAATCCCATTGGCAATCTTTTCCAATTCATGATTAGTGAATTGATTTTTTGAGTCATCGTAACAGTCATCTAGGTCTACTCCAATAATGTGGTCATCGTCCGTAAAAACGAAGCCTACGCCGTCAAATCGTCCAGTTAGGTATGCAGCCTCAACCGAATGAAAATCGCTCCATGTAGAGCCGTTTGTGGAGCTTGCTGCCTTACCGCTAGGTTGTACTGGTAACTTTGACCAGCGTTTTGTGTCACCCTCGCCAACTTCTACATAATTCCACAATGTCCAGCGAGGTATTGTTCTTAATGCTAATGGTATGTTCTGAAATAAAACTGGTAGTACTTTCGGTTTCATCTGTTTTCCTCTGTGCCTTTCTACTTATGCAAACTTTACCACAGTTCTATATACCTTCTAGTTATATAGCTTATTACTTTTAGTTATCATTATCCACAGAAGCCATAGAAGACACGGTATAACTCGTATTGGTTCATATTATTTTATTTTATTTTTTTAAATTAAAGAATAAATTCAAAAATACTATGGCTTCTATGGATACCCTGTCTTTGCAGTAGGTTTGCACCCCATCAACCACTACATCTAGTATGTTTTGCTCCAATTTTAGTAAAATGGTGCGCCGCAATACGGGCAGGGAAGACAGGATGCAGCGCAACATTATGCCAAAACAGACTCTGCTTTTTTGATAAACCGCTCAATGTTCTCATTTTCACGAACTTGAAACAGATGATAGGTTGCATCATCGTAGGTTGTGCCAATCCCGTAAGATTGTGGCCGACCTGGCAAATCCCACTTAGCTACTTCAAAGTCTGTGACTGGTAGCATTTGTACCGGAACCTTGAGGTATTGCCATGTATCGGTCAGCATCTGAGCTACATCACCATCGTAATGGGCTTTACAAGAGGGTTTACCCAGCATCTTCCACAGTCTGCGATTAACACATAAAAACGAAGGAGCCGCAAATAGGCGGGATGCATCCAAATGGTTTGATGCTTGCTCGTTTCCAATTAAGGTACCACCAATCGAGATAGCAATATACTTAGATACTTTTTCTGAGTTCAATGGAATGCAATCCACATCAAAAAACACAACAGAATCTAAGTCTTCGTGCCGTTCCAACACCCAGTCCATCCATTCACCATGATCAATCCCGTCAATACAATGTTGGGACATGGGGTATTTGAAGTGATCCATTACTTTCTTTTGGTAATAGGGCACCCGCTCGTCAATGTTCTGCCAGTGCAGTGAGAATATTCCAGCGTTCACACTTGCACCTCATAGCCCAATTGATCCATCATTTTGTATGACCACTTACGAAAGAAGTCACGATGCTCAGCATCTTGCGGATCCTGGTCATCCCATACTGACTCAATAACAAAATTACCGGCATGATCATGGAACTCAATCTTAACCATGTTGCCATCTTTATCATAAATATCTGTAGGTATTAATTTCATTGTCTATCACTCCGCATTAAACCACCACTAAAAATATAAGTACCAGTATGGGTTAACTGAGCCCAAGGTGCAGCCCAGATACGAAAGCCGTTTGCTCGTGCTAAATCACAAAAGTGGTAATCTTCTGACAAATACCGATTATCCTCTGGTGAAATACTTGTATCAAAAATATTGGCAATCTGTGTGCCAACGTCCTTAGGATTGACCACAGTAAACATATCGTTAGAATACTTTGGTGCTACTTCAGATAATTTCTCAATCACTTCGCGCTTGATTAACATAAAGCCCGTGCCACCTTTACCAATCTCAATTGGTTCATTGATCTTGCCTGTTGCGTCTTTACTATCAATTGTATTGACTACGAATGAGCCAGTATATTCATGAAGCTTTTCTGCTGGCACACCACGCAATACCGCAGAATGGACATCATGCCAGTTGATTTCTTTCTTTGGATAGATGCCACAGATTACATCTACATCAGCACGCACCATCTCCACGATGTCATATGGTTGCCAGCTAATATCAGCATCAATAAACATCATGTGGGTTGCATCAGTTTGCAAGAAATCATGTGCAAAACGGTTGCGGGCTCGGGTAATCAAACTCTCATTTAACATCAATGAGAATGTCATACCAATACCATTTTGATTTAATACTGATGGGGTTGTGGTTAGGTTTAATGCATATGTTCCTGTGCACATACCACCATACATCGGTGTTGCTATGAAGATTTTCGGTTTTTTGTCCATGGGTAATTTCCTTTGTAATGTTCTAAAGTTGCTTGGTTGCCTTGCAAATGCATTGCTTCGTGATGCGGTCTGACTCGATAGTTGATGGTATGTTCGCCGTTGCAATCAAACTCTGGTAACAATTTTACCATCTCACCATAAAACAATCTATCCATATAAAAGTGTGAACCAAAGAAATGATACGAATGGCGCATCAAGTATTTGCGTTTAAAGCAATAGCAATTGGTGTCCACAAAATGATGGTTAGGTGGGAAGATGGACGGCCAGATGCCTAAGCTCTCGCAGTTGTCTGGAATGACAAACTTACCAGTTTGACTCACGATGTTGCGTAGACTGTAAGCCCATTGCAAATCACGCTCTTGGATAAAGTTCACCAGCTTTTCAACATGATCTGGCTCAAACCAGTTGTCTTCATCCAAAAACAAAATGTAATCTGCATCAGACAACATAGGGAACGCTGCATAGATGCGGTGTCCATTGTAGCCATCGTGCCCAGTATTCTCGGACAGATGGATTACTTTGGTGTTTTTATTGAGGACAAACTCATTGTCGCATCGACCATCCACCACCACCAAATGCTCTACTTCAATGGTCTGATTGGTTACGCTGTTAATGGCTTGTTGCACATGCTTTGTGCCAATTGTTGGTGTAATTACTTGGATGCGCATGATACCTCCTCAATTCGTTTTCCAATCCAGCGCATAACCGGTACTGCCATACTGTTACCCATTGCTTTGTAGCGTGGCCCATCGGGACACTTTGGTTTGGTGTTGGTGTAGTCATCGGGAAAACCTTGCAGTCTTTCACATTCGATGGGAGTCAATCTGCGTACTGCCATGTTGCTTGCCATAGCAGTTTGATTGTCGCCCATGTTGGCACGAAGGGTAGGCGTGCCGTTCTCAACAAACCGAGCGGGGTTACCTTCACGCTTGGCAATTCCAGGTTCAAAACCATAAGCCACACCATGCACACCAGTTGCATTCAAAGTGTACATTGGGCCATCTTCAGTAAATCCATCACCATTACCACCATTCTCTGGTTTACGGCCTATGGTGTTCTCAGCTAAAGCAATCGGCACATTACCACCACCAGTACCCCAGCGTGCTAATACAGTCGTGCAAGTATCACCCATCTCTTTAACTCGTGAATCGGTAGGATGGTTTTCGTACACTTGAGTACGGCTGACAATATGGTAATCACCAGTAAATGCCTCTTGATTACCTAACCATTGTTTATCAGCAGCAGAAGCTTGCAATGTACCAAAAACATCTTTGCCCGAACCAGTTGTAACTAAAGTTTCTGATCCGCCTCCAAGGTCTCCTCCAGAAGCTCGGATTGTCCCGACTCCTTCACCGTAGCCTCCAAAGCTTGAAGAAGTAAAGGCGGGAGCACTTTGTTTCTTACCTTTGCTCTTCGGATTATTCCGGCGCAAGCTTTCGGACTCAAAAAGAACCTTTGCGGGACTGACCCAGTCTCCAAGACATCCAACAACGAAGACTCTTCTGCGTCTTTGTGGTACTCCAAAGTATTGAGCATCAAGCACCCGATAGCTGAACCCATACCCGAGTTCGACCAACGCCCCGAGGAAGGAACCAAAATCCCGTCCTCGGTTTGAACTGAGGACACCTGGCACATTTTCCCATACGCACCACTTGGGTCTAAACTTGTCAAGAATTCCAACATAGGTAAGCATGAGATTGCCTCTGGGGTCTTCAAGCCCTTTACGCAATCCAGCGACACTGAAAGATTGGCAAGGGGTTCCTCCAACGAGAAGGTCAATTGATCCATTTAAATTCCACTCCTTATATTTAGTCATATCCCCAAGATTAGGTACATCTGGATAATGGTATGCCAGTACTTCACTCGGGAATTTCTCAATATCCGAGAATGCGACTGGCGACCAGCCAAGGTCATGCCATGCTACTGTGGCAGCCTCGACTCCGCTACAAACCGATAAGTATTTCATTGTTCTCCCTTAAAAAACACATCTAAACTTTCTACTTCATTGGGATCTTCCCAATTATCTGAGTCACCATAATCGCCCCTCGTTGCGCGAAGACGCTCATCGTGTCGGTATCTTGGTTCGATTGCCCACCACGCACTACTTGCCTCTCTGTATTCCACCCAGTCATCGTTAACTACAAACAAGGGATGGTTTAAATCTGTAATATGAATACTATCTAAAAAATCTCGGTGCGGTATGTATTTGTTTCTAAAATTTCCATCAGTTTTTACCATTTTAACTTTGTCTCTTGCGCGAATAAATCTTTTGTACGCTTTGATCTGTTCTTCAGTCATCTTGCCCTTCTTGTTCTAAATGTTCGGAATTAAATATTTCTAAGCTTACTGGCTCTTTACTGATGATGGAATTAATGTACGCAATACGCTTGATGTCGACCCCCAGTTTATTGGCTAACTCACCCTCGCTCGGATCACGGCCCAGTTCTTGGGATAGCATACGCTCGGTATATTTTACCCGCCTAATCTCTTCTGTAATATTTACTGGTAAACGGATTAAGTTCTTGGTATTGGCAACACCCCGATTGACATCGTAGTGTATGAATTTTTTGGCATAAGAGGCAAACCGGATTTTTCCCATCGGTTTCCAGGCTCGGGCTGCGTTGATCAATGCCTCATTCCCAAAAGACAGTAAGTCTTCCATCGGCATATTGGAATGCGCCCAGTTGGGCATCTTTTTAATGACGGATACTACAAATCGTAAGTTATGGGTTACCAGTTTTTCCAAGGCACGCTCATCACCTTGGGCAATTTTATCGGCAAGCTCTGCCTCTTGTTCTCTGGTTAATGTGGGAATTCCATAAAGTGATTGTAGATAATCAGTTAACGCATTCTTGCGGTTTTTCAAAATGGGCTATCTCCAAACTGCTCTACCAGCCCATTAAATATTTGGGAAGGTGTGGGTTTCTTTATTTTTGGTAACACAGTCAAGGTGCATCCCGATTGAATGTAAGGTTCGCACTCAACGCGGGACGCAAATTTCCGTATCAGTATACCACAATCATACACTAAGTAACGCAACATATCAAATGATATTCTTGATCAATACAAAATCTTTTTTAGGTAAAAAACGCACAATACTATCAGTCGGTTCAAAGTAAATAATGTCTTTGCCAAACCAGTAACACGCTAGGGTTTTATTCCCCTTGGCATCCGTAGTATATGCCTCGGGCAAACTCTTATCAAACTTACATGGTTGATCAGTTAGGACAGTTACACCACCGATATGGTTCGGTGCTTGAGCATAATCGGTAGCATAAGCTGGTACGGCCGTGGTTAGGCTGAACGCAACAATAAGGGTAGATAGTCGCATTAGTAATCTCTTTCCACGCAATGGGTTGCACACTCAAACCAATACTGCTCGACCTTATCACGCAATTCTATGGGTGCAGTTTTGGGGTCGATGTCTTGCAATTGTTCCTCCATGCCCATCTGAGAGATTGCCTCTGCCCAGTTACCTTGCTCAAAAGGGTAAAACTCCTCACCCTCTTTCATTACCTCTTCGACCTTCCAAGCAATGTACTCAGAACGCTCTTCGTACTCATCGTACATATCTTGGATGCCAGACTCTAACCATCCATCGTATCCATTACCCATGATTACACCTTCCTAATATGAAAATACTCAATGTTGTCACAAACTTCTTCCCAGTTATCAGCTAGATCTTGCTGATTATAATCTTCCCACTCATCGGAGCGATCCCGATTGACTTCTTCGAGGATCTGCTTGGCATCCCAAATATGGGCAACACCACTATTCAAATCAGTCACAATAAACTTCATTGGCGGGTTGATCAGCTTGTCAATAAACTCTTCAACGAATTGCTCTTCCCAGTTAATCATACTTGCTCCTCGTTATCTTCGCACCATAAAGCCAATACATCATCACGCATTTGTTGTACATCGTATATATCATTTAACAACTCTACCAACAATTTGAGGCAAGCCTCTTTATTATCGTGATCGCCACCAATCCAATGCTGGATCATCATTTCATTAATATACTTTTTCATTCTTGCTCTCCCAAGTGAATAGTTAATGTTACTGGTACACCATCTACATCATTCTCGATTAACCATAATACCATCGAGTCTACATCGTCAAATCGAATGCTATGAGCCAGGTTTTTGGGTAACCGGAATTCCGACCCGCAAACCAGGCAAGTCGATCCCTCGTGTGGAGTACGCATCTCACATGGAATGCAGTCTCTAAAACTGTCTGCTTTGAGTCTACCACTCTCGACTGCATCAAAGACGGCACTATAGCCACCTTGTTCGTAGATTTTTA